ACTTCCCGGTGAGACGCCTCAGAGACAGCTTGGGATACCCACTGAGATAAGGAAACACCTCAAATGTCATCTACATTTACACAACCATTACGTATCAACAAGCGTAACAACCCAACTAACGACGGTACAATCGCTCCAGATAACACTGGCGCGGCTCGTATCAGCCAACAAGATGTGATTTTAAATCCAATCACTACCACAACTGGTTCTGCAACTACATTATCAACCGCTGCCTATGGTACTACCACAGCGACTCCTTTTGTATTGCCAGCCGGCGCAATTATTGAAGCGTTTGATCTTTATCAGACTACAGTTCCTGTAGGTTTAGTTGGTGGTGTGATCACTGTATCTATCAGCATTACTAACCCATCAACTGGTGCTATTACTACTACTGCTATTGGTACAGTTACCCCAACAGCAGCTGGTGGCCGTATCGCTGGTGTGTTTACAGCAACTGCAGCAACTGCAGCTATTCTTGCCAACATTGGCCCACTCGATGCCACATTGACATTCTCTGCAGCCTCTGTAACAACATTGACAAGCGGCTCTTTGGGCGGCGTAATTTCTGTTAACTACACAGCACGTAACACTGACGGTTCTATTGTTGCCTACGGTTCTGGTTATACAAATAACTAATTAAGATGGCGGGGAAACCCGCCTCTTTTAACCTTTTAGGAAACACAATGACAACATTAAATGATGTATTTGCATCGCATCTAAACACAAGCGGCCAAACGTTTACTGGATCTGGTCGTATTGGTGGTTGGCAAATTAAACCCGGTGGTACAGCAGGTTCAATATTGTTTTATGACAATACTTCAGCAACTGGCACCCCTTTAATTGAAATTGACATTACAACCAATACCGCAATTATTGCAACAACACTACCGGGAACGGGTATCCGTTTTTCTACAGGTTGTTACATAACATTGCCGGCAAGCGCCGCAATTACCATATTCTGGGGCTAAATAATGCCCGTTTACCTTGATACTCGAGGTAACTCAGTCCTGTCTGTGGCGATCTGTGATCGCTGCAGTAGGAAATTTGCGTACGTAGATTTAATGCCAGACCCAAACTTTCCAGGTATGAGAGTTTGTAAGGATGATTTAGATAAGTTTGACCCATGGCGTCTTCCTGCCATTCAGACAGAAAACATTGCACTGCGTTTTCCGCGCCCAGATGTATCTATTGCAACAGGTCCAATAAGTGGACAACAAGTCGTAACAGCACCGGCCCCCGATGGGCCAATTGATAGCCCTCCAGGACAACTTGTACGCAAACCAAACAACCCCGCACGTAATTCAATATTTATTACTCGGGATAGAACGCAGTCAACAACCGCTGGTAAATCTGGCGACATAATTATATAAGACTATGGCCGATCAAAGTATATCACAACTAGGTACAGCAACGGCGCTAACAGGCAACGAGCTTACTGTTGTCGTTCAAAACGGCATTACTAAGCAGACCCAGTTACAAGATATTGCTAATTTAGGTGGCCCAACTGGACCCACAGGACCACAAGGCAACACCGGACCTACAGGGCCAACAGGCTGGACTGGCCCGACAGGCAGTACAGGATCGCAAGGCGTAACAGGCCCAATAGGACCCACCGGTTGGACTGGCCCAATAGGCAATACAGGACCACAAGGCCCTACGGGACCAACAGGACCACAAGGGCCCCAAGGACTTTTAGGGCCAACTGGAAGCACGGGACCACAAGGCCCAACTGGCTATACAGGACCACAAGGACCAACAGGACCACAAGGTATTCAAGGTGTAACCGGACCACAAGGAGTTCAAGGACCAACAGGACCACAGGGTATTCAAGGACCCACCGGAGATACGGGACCACTAGGACCAACAGGACCACAAGGTATTCAAGGCCCAACAGGCCCGACAGGTATTCAGGGTCCAACTGGCGATACAGGACCACTAGGACCAACAGGACCACAAGGTATTCAAGGTGTAACCGGACCCACAGGGCCAACGGGGTCACAAGGTTTGCTAGGACCCACTGGACCGACAGGACCGCAGGGTTCTTCGTCTAGTTTATTTTTGTATAAAGCAAATACAAGCGCTATAAGTGGTGACCCAGGTGCGGGATTTATTTTATGGAATAACGCAACCCAAGTAAGTGCTACGCAAATTAATGTTCAGCACTTAACAGACAACAATATTGATATTGATATTTTCTTGGCCACATTAGAAGCCACCGAGTCTATCACTATTCAAGACCAAGTATCCAGTGTAAATTATCAAACTTGGAAAATTAATGGTACACCAACTAATGTAAACCCTGGTGCTGCAAATAGTTACTGGACTATCCCAGTAACATTAACAATATCTAGTGGCACAGGAACAACAAATTTTGCTAACAATTTACCATTATTTTTAGCATTGGTTAGCGGTGTCCAAGGGCCAACAGGACCACAAGGTCCAACAGGACCTACAGGCCCATTAGGCCCAACAGGACCACAAGGCATTCAAGGACCCACTGGCCCAACAGGTGACACAGGCCCACAAGGTTTAGTGGGACCAACTGGACCAACTGGACCACAAGGTATTCAAGGTGCAACTGGCCCAACGGGGCCAACAGGACCACAAGGCATTCAGGGTGTGACTGGCCCAACAGGACCACAAGGACCACAGGGTGTGACTGGTCCAACAGGACCACAAGGTACTCAAGGTGTAACTGGTCCAACCGGACCAACAGGGCCGACAACCTACCCAGCATCTGGTGTGGCGGTATCTACGGGAACCGCATGGGGGACGTCATTAGTAGCGGCAAGTACAAACACCGCAAGTGCACTGGTACAGCGCGATACAAGCGGTGACTTTACGGCAGGCGTAATAACCGCAACAAGTTATGTTGGAGTAAGTGGCGGCACATTTTAACTAGGGGCAGTCTATGAAAATCGCCGTATATGCGATTTGTAAAAACGAAGAACAGTTTGTAAAAACGTTCTGTGAGTCAAGTAAGTTAGCAGATTATATTTTGATTGCCGATACGGGATCAACAGACAATACAGTCGAAGAGGCTAAAAAACATGGGGCTGTGGTTCATTCCATTTGTATTTCTCCTTGGCGCTTTGATCATGCTAGGAGTGCCGCTCTGGCATTACTACCCGCTGATATTGATGTCTGTATCTCGCTGGACTTAGATGAGCAATTAGAACCTGGTTGGCGCGAAGAATTAGAAAGACTTTGGACTGCAGAGACTACACGATTAAGTTATAAATTTGATTGGGGTCACGGTAAAGTATTTTATAGTACAAAAATACATAGCCGCAAAGGATACCACTGGCATCATCCGTGCCATGAGTATATTAGACCGGATCATAGAACAAAAGAAGTGTTTGCGTATAGCGAGATGCTAATGATTACGCACCACCCCGACGAGACTAAATCTCGAGGACAGTATTTAGATTTGCTTGAGATGTCTGTAAAAGAAGATCCAAGCTGCCCACGTAACGCATTTTATTACGCCAGAGAATTGACATATTACCAACGCTGGAACGAAGCAATTGTTGCACTAAATAAGTATTTAGAAATGCCAGAGGCTACGTGGAATAATGAACGAGCATACGCATTAAGGCTTATTGGTAATTGTTACGATAACTTAAACTTTGATGGAATGAGTTGGTATCGTAAGGCAGTGGCAGAAGACGCTGGTGTTAGAGAGACATGGTGTGAACTAGCTCAGGCTTGTTACAACAAAGGATTGTGGGAAGAGTGTTACTCTGCAGCATGTAACGCACTTAAGTTAACACAATGTACACATACGTACACAATTGATGCAAGTAACTGGGCAGCAAAACCACATGATTTAGCGGCCATTGCAGCGTACAGATTAGGATTTAAAAACCAAGCAATAGAACACGGCACAAATGCTTTGCAATTTGAGCCAACCAATCAACGGTTAATAACAAACTTAGAGTTTTATAAGGAATAAAAATGGCAGCTTCCGGTTTTACACCAATTAGCTTATATTACAGCACAACCACATCGGCGGTACCGGTTAATACTAACCTTGTCAACGGTGAGTTGGCGATCAACATTACCGACGGTAAGTTGTACTACAAAGACAACGCTGGTGTGGTTAAGTTGCTTGCCTCCAACGCTACGTCAACACCAGTAACAACATTTTCTGGCGGTACAACAGGACTCACACCATCGTCTGCCACCAGTGGTGCAATAACACTTGCTGGCACATTGGCTATAGCCAACGGCGGTACAAATTCAACAGCCACAGCAACAGCGGGCGGTATTAGTTACGGAACAG